CCTAACACAATTTCGGTTGCAAACTCTGTAATCTGTGGAAGGATCGTCGAAAAGTCTTCCACCAATCCGGCAATGGCTGTCCCGAATGTGTCAGCCATTTTAGAAATATCGCCGTTTGCGGAAGCCGCACCCGCCGAAAGCTCATTGACAAAATCCGAAAGGGCGGGTAACGCCTCTTGCCCTATGGGAAGAACAAAATTTGTTTTCAGGACGCGCCCCAAGCCGGACATTGCCGATCCAAAATCATCATATTTCACCGCGTTTATCGCGGAAAGCGCGTCCGTTGTGGTGCTAATTTCGCCGTTCAGGTTTGTTAAAGCCTTCATGCCCTCAACGCCTAAATCTTCCCACATTGTCCCGAACAAGGCAACGCCCGCCGTGTTCTGTGCTAAAGGATCGTCCATAGCAAAAAGGGCGGCTGTCACGTCTTCAAACGCTTTTGCCGCCTGATCCCCGCCAGCGGCAAAGGCCGCCGCGGTTTCTTCTGCATTTACTCCAATGTCTGCGAACGCCTGCATTGTGCCGTCCGAACCGTCTTTAACCCTGATCCCGAATTCCTTTACAGCGTCGCCCAGCTTGTCAACGGAAAACGTGCCAGCACTTGCGCCGTTTGCGAAGCTGTTAAACATATCTTCCGCGTCAAGCCCCAGCGATTTGAAATGTACGGAATATTCGTTGATACTGTCCAGCAAGTCCCCGTTTTTATCAAGGCCGTTTTGCGCGCCCTGCGCAATCAGGTTAAACGCGTCTTCACCAGACATTCCAAATTGATCCATAAGCATATTGACGGCGCGCATTTGCTCTTGTATGTCATATCCGAAGGTATCACGCAACATAAGGGCGTTTTGCGTCATTGCTTCAATGTTCGCCGGATCAAGGTCTTTTGCGGTCTGCGCCACCGTGGACATTGCGGCGGCTATGTCCTCCATGTTTTCCCCAAAGTTGTTGTTGTAGATGTTCAACATTGCTTCGTCAAAACCCTTTGCCGCCGCTTCCGCAATTCCTGTTGACGATTCAAAATCGTTCATTGCGCTTTTGACTTCATCAGCGAAGCCCACGGCATACCCGATCCCCGCAACCATAGCCGTTCCGATTGCGGCAACGCTTATGCCGATCGCTTTTAGCCCTGCTCCCATAGCGGAAAAAGCGCCGCTAAAATCCGCGCTGTTCTTTGTGCCTTCTTCAAGCTCCCGGTTCAGCGCGTCAAGCTGATTTTCGGTTTCGTACATACCCGTGCGGGCTTCGGTCAAAGCCCTTTGAAGCGTCTGCGCCTCTTCGGACATTGCCCCTTGCTGTTGAACCGCTGTTTTATAGGCGGCTTCTGCCTGTTCAACCTTCTTCTTTTGCTCTGCAAGAGCTTTGTTCAAAATCTCTTGTTTCGCGGTGATCCCGTCAATTTTGTTTTCGCTGTTGGCGTATTGCGCCGTTACCATTTTTAGTTCGGCGGCCAAATCTCCTAAAGTACCGTCAATCTCTTTTGCGGCAATCTGGTATTGCGTAAAGGCTTTTTCCGCTTCACTTACTTGCGCGGTTTCTTTTGCAAGCTCTGAATTCAATTCGTTTATTTGCTTTTGTGTCGAGTTGAATTCCTGCCGCGCCCCTTCAAGCTGTTGTTTCAAAGAAACAGTTTCCTCGGAAAACTCCCCCGTTTCATGTGCGGCGCGGTTATACGCATTTGTTAGTTGCTCAATTTTCTTCCCCTGTTGCTCCTGAATTTGCGAAAGAATTTTACCGTTTTTTGTCAATGCCTCTGTTTTGTTAGAAGTAATCCCCATTTCAGAAGCCGCGGTTTTCAATTCCGCTCCAAGCACGGACAAATGACGGTCAATTTCGTTCACGGAATCAGAATAACTATTTCCTGTTTTTTTAGCCGCTTCAAGCTGTACCGATGTTTTACTTAACTCGTTTTGGGTTCTAACCATTTCGGCCTTTGCATTATTTAGGTTTGTTTGCATTTTTAAGAGCGCAGGATCATTTTTCTCCAATGCGCCCTGCATTTTCCCTAACGCGGCTTCTGCGGCGGCCACGGCCTTCTTTTGTTCTTCAAGCTGCTTATTCAAAACGCCTTGTTTCGCGGTCAAACCCTCAATACTTTTTTCGTTTCCCTCGAATTCAGCAGAAACGAGTTTCATTTCCGAACCAATTTCCCGAAGGGAAGCATTTATCCCTTTGCAGGCATCCCTATACTCCTTTTCGCCATCAACGACAATTTTTGTTCTAATTGCATCTTCCTTGCCTGCCATCGCCGCTCCCTCCTTCTTACAGTAAAATGGGCATAGAAAAACCCCCGCACAACTGTTTCCAGTTAATGCGGGGGCTTCTGCCCTTCGGTTGTTATTTAATTCGTGAACATTTTTTGCATTCTGTATAGCCTTGCATTAGGGCGTATTCCAAAGTTACATATTTAGGATTTTTCATGCCGGAACATTTTTCATCGCGGTGGTAACGCTTGCCGCCCTCTTCAATGTATACTTTATATGTTCCTGCAAAAGAAGTTTGTGCGGCTGTACTGTGCGGTAGACTGTGTGGAGTTTCGTGCTTTTCGGCTTGTGACGTAAAGTCTTTTTGGGGGCCAGAATATGAAATTCCGTTTTTTATCCCCGTCTTTTTTCTAAACCCGAAAACTCCCAGCACCACGGCAAGCGCAAGGCCGCAAACGCCGGAAGCAATGTCGCCTTCTGCGAAAAGGCTTATTGCCGCAATCAGGCAACATGCCGAACATACCAGCAACGTAATTTTGATTAGCTTTGATCTGTCCATAGTTTGAATAGCTCCTTTCGTGTTTTGTCTTTGGCAACAAGGCCGGAATGCGCCTGAATTCCAGCCTTTAACACAATTATAGCCGAAGCGCGTGTTAAAGTAAAGAACTATACTGATTTTTAACACAAAAGATTTTGCGCCTGCTATTCATAGCCCCATGAACACATCGTCAATATCTGCTTCTTTCTGTTCCTGCTTGAACCGATCCGGATTGAATTCCTTGTGAATGCGAAACAGCGTCAGGATTTTATACGGTGTCATTTTCCAAACGTCGGCTTCCGGCCAGCGTAGAAGCGTAACCCCGATATAAAGCAGGCGGGCAAGGTCAATTAAGCCTTGCCCGCCGCCGCGTTTTTTTCCTCTTCGCCGTCTTCGTCTTCTTCGTCTTCCACGGCGGGCGGCTCTGCCGTGCCGCTGTTGCCCATAGCGAAGGCGCGGAAAATCGCCGTGCGCACTTCGTCGAAGTTGCCCGTGTGGATCATGTGGCCTACCTGTTTTTCGGTCAACGGCTCTTCATCGTCCCCCGCGCCCTCATTCAGAAGCAGGGTAAGAAGCCACCGAAGATTTTTAATGCTTTCCTTGCCGGAAAGCACTTCGGCCAGCGTGTCAAAGCCGCCGAAGCGGTCTTGCATTTCGTCAAGGACATTCAGGGAAAAAAGCAAATGCCGTTCTTTGTCAAGGACGATCGGCAAACGCCCGTCTTTAATCGCGCTCATAACAAAATAGGGGAAGCCCCCACGAAGGGGCTTCCCCGTTCCTCCTTTTCAGATTTTAGGCCGCGTCTTCTTTCGGCTCCCGAACCGCGCTGAACCAGCTTGCCGCCGCCGCTTCCGTGGGAACGGCCACGTGTTCAGCCTTCCACCGCCCATCCGGGCGTTTGATAAACTGCCCCGTGATCTCCGGCGTGACAAATTCGATCCCGTCCGCTTTGGTCTGGTACTTCTCGGACGGAATAGCGAATTTCACCTTGTAAAGCCAAATGAACTTATACATTCCATTTGCCTTCTTCGCGCGGAAGCCGATAGCCATATACGGGGGATCGTCTTCCTCCCCGGCGTATACCACGCCGTCCGCGTCCTGCGTCTGCCCCAGCAGGGCGGCAAGATCGGCGGGCATAAGGTCGTTCACGTTCAACTTCAATTCGCCGGAAACAAACTCCTTTACCACTTCGTCCGCGCCATCGTCGGCGTAAAGGATCGCTTCGGCTACCTCTACGGACATTTCCGCGCTAATAGCCTTCGCCATGCGCACGGGCGTTCCGTATGTTTCCTTGCCGCTTTCGTCAACCGTGATCGGCGCACGGTAAAGATCGCGCAAACCAATAGTTGCCATAGTTTTTATACCTCCGTTTTTTCGTAGTATCTGCATTCAATGGGAACGTGGTAAAAACCTGTGTCCGTTTCGTAGGTTTCCGGATCAATCACGATCCCATAGAAGCCCGCGGCCTTCAATGCCCGCTTTGTCCGGCGCAACAAGGCTATATAATCCCGCTTTGAATAAAGGTCAACGCGGTAAATATATTCCGTCCCCTGCATTTCGTCTTCTGCCGCGTCCCTGTCCTGCGATAAAACAAGCTGATACGTGAAGAACGTGCCAGCCTTCCCGCGGTATAGCAGGCGCGCCACATTCGGGCAAAGGGCGGCAAGCGTGGATTTTACCAGCGCGTCCACGGTGTCAATCATTCGGCCCCGCCTCCTTGCTGTTTGTCCCATTCCTGCCGCATTGCCTCTTGTACCTCTCCCGCGGCCTTCTCATTCGCGCTTGTGAACCACGGACGCGCGGGCATATTGGATCGCCCGTATTGGTGGACAAATCCCACCGTGGCGTTACGCTCCCCGCGGCGGTTTGTCCCCTGCGGGTATACCTCCACGTATTGCGTGCTGTCCTTCTTCTTGACGGACGTTGCTTTGATAGAGCTTGCAAGATCGCCTGTTACTCTGCCGCTGTGAAAGGTGCTGCGGATTTCCGCTTGCTGTGCGTCTACCAGCACCGCCGCGCCAGCTTTCAGCATAGCGGGAACTGCCGCCGTTGCCGCGGCCTCCCGCTTCAAGATTTTATCCTCGAAGCCTTCAATGCCGTTTACTTCAAACCGCGCCACCGTCCCCGCCTCCTTCCTGTTCGCCGCCGTCCGGCTCTTCGCCCTGGTCTTCCTGCACTTCCGGAAGATCGGAAAGCGTCAATTCCGTTATGTCCGTGTTCTTCGGATCGCGGTATGTCCGCAATATCCGGTATCGCACGCCGTCCACTTCGGCCAGCTTTTGCCCGCCGTACTCTTCCGTGTATACGTCAACCTTCAATTCCGCGGCGTAACCCGCAACCGCGGCTTTGTAGAACTCCGAAAAGCCCACGGATTTCTTGTTGCCGAAAAGCACCGTGCGCGTTTCCTTCGGTTCATTCGGGAAGCCGTTTGCGTTCACCCGCTCTTCGGGGGCTTCCAGGTTGATCAAGGTAATTTCATCAATCCACCGCATGATAACCCCCCGCTAAACTCAAAGAACACTTCAAGTAATCATAGGCGGCGCGGTATTTCTCGCTATCGTCGCTATACCCGAAGTTTGCCTTTGCGTATAGGATAATCGCCCGCGTGATAAGAGGATCACCCGCCGAAGGCGGTTCACCTTCGGCGGGCGGCTGATCCTCTGGAACGTTCACACCGACAAGGCGCAAATCGGCCTTGCAAGCGTCAATCAGCCCTTGCACTTCATCGTCGAAGGCGGTTGTTTTCACACGCAAGGCGGCCTTCACCTTGTCCAGCATTGCCCGTTCACCCCTTCCGCGTCATTACTGCCCACCACCGCCGCCAGAAGCCGCGCCGGACGCAATGGTAACAAGGGAATTCTTGTCAACAACCTTGCCGTCAACAAGCATAATCGCCTTTGTTACCTGATCGTCGGTTTCGTTATCCTCATACTTCTTCACGGTCATAGTGTAGTTGGTGTTCAACACGTAGTCCTTGAAGTTGAAGAGGAACGCGAACACGGTTCCCGCGTCCATGCCGGAAGTGAAGGACGGCACATAATCGCAACACACCACGGGGCGGCCCAACAGCATTCTTTCCGGCCTGCCCGCGATCCCGTAGTTGGTCTTGCCGATCGGCTGTCCCACTTCGTCCACCATGCCCGCGTACTGCATGAAGGTTTTTTTGCTCATGCACCACACCGCGCCGTTTTCGTATGCCTGCGGCAACGCGCCTTCGGCGGCCACAAGGTCAGCATACGCGGGCGCGCTGGAAGTCAACGCCTGCCCTTCGGGGGCGGTTTCGGAAAGAATGCCCTTCGGCTTCCCGCTCCCATCGCCGGAAACAATGGCCTGTTCCGTGGCCTTCGTCATAGCCTCCACAACGTTATTGGTAAGCGTCGCTTCAAACGCGGACAAGGCCATAACGTCCACTTCCAGCGACACGGCCACGGCGCACCGCAACTTGTGGTAAGCAAAGGTAATGCTTCCCGTGGCCTTCTTCTGCTTGTCGCTCCCCGCGCCCTCTGCAACCCACGTCGCAACAGGCTTCGCGCTGGAAGTCGGGATAGAAACGCCGCCCTTGTAGGCCGTGCGCGTCACCAGCGGAAGGATCATGCCCACGGCTTCCATTTTCTCAATGATCTTGTTCAAGATCGTTGTGGGGATTACCGCGCCGTTGTCCGCGGTTGTAGAAACGGCGTTTGCGCGGAACTCTGCCGGAATGGGCGTGCCGCGCAAAGCGTAGTCCATGAACGCGCGGCGGTATTCCATACTGTCCAGCGGGTCAGCTTCCCCGCGCTGTTCACCGCCAGCAGGGGCGGCGGGGGAAGGGAAGGAACGAACCACCGCGCCGCCGCTTGTGCCTTCCGCAATGGAAGCCAGAAGGGAAGAACGCTGTTCGGCGGCGGCCAGCAGGCCCGCCCTCTCGGTTTTTAGATCGTCAACCTCCTTCGTGAACGCGGCCAACTGCTCCGCGGTCAGCTCCGCGCCCCTCTCTTCGATCTCCTTCTTGATCGCCGCAAGGCGGGCTTCGATTTCCTGCAATCTCATGTTGTCATACCTCCAATAAAATTTTTAGTTTCAATAGCTGTGCCTGCCGCGCTAACGCCTCCCGCCTCTCTGCTTCGATCACTCCGTCGAAGTAGGAACGCGCGGCAATATCGGTATCGACGTTTGCGGGATAAGATACCGCGGAAACGTCGTAAACCTTCTTGATCCGCAAGATTGTTCGCGTGTGCGTGTCTTTGTTGTATGCGTCTTCCGCAACCCTGAACGCCCACGACATTTTATAAATCAACCCCGCGTCGATCGTGCTGTAAAGTTTCCGGGCCTCTTCGGTAAGGCCCAAATTTGCGGCAATAAAAAGGCCGCTTTCCTGCGGTTCAACCAGCAGGGAAGGCGGCTTGCTTTTTGCCATCTTGTTTCGTGCGTACACCATGCCCGCGTGATCGTACTGCATAATCACGTCGGACAAATCCGCGCCCGCAAGGGCGTTCCGGTCTACCACTTCAAAATATTGCACCCCGTCGTATTCATACAGCAAATACGGCGTGTCAAAGGTTGTGGCAAAGCCTTCAACGTAAAAATCCGTGTCAAACCTCTTCGCCGTCCCCGTCGCCGCCGTCGCCAGCGGTAACGCCATCTGTCGGTATTCCCGATCCTTCACTATCGGCACTTGTGGCTCCCTCCTTTCCAAGCTGTGAAATTTCTGTGTACTCTTTGCGGATATAGTATTTTTCGCCGCCCTCTACGTGCGCCATGTTCCAAATGTCCATAACGCCGTTTCGGTTCAGCAACCCGCGGTCAAAAAGCTGTGTGGAAATATTCAGCTTCGTTTGATTGCTTGCGTATTGAAGCCTGTTCGCCGTGAACGTGATTGCGTTGCCATGGGCAATCTCCCGCGGCGTAAAGGTCATATTCGACATGACAAGGGAAAGTTGCAGGGCGAACGGCTCAATTTTGCCTTCATAGTACGCGTTCCATTGGTCTTCGGTATACCTGTTTTGCAGGATTTCAAGACAAGTCCCGAAGTAGTTAAACACGTTTTCGTTGATCTGTTGCATTTGAAGGGCGTTCACCGTGAAGGGCTTGCTATCAACCTGTTTCACGTCTGCAAATTTCTGATCGTAGATAATCATGCCGCTTTGATTGTCCGCGGAAAGGTTGTCTTCGGTGAAGCGTTTGCGCTCCTTCGCTATGTCTTCCGGCGCAAGCATATTCGCAATTTTCGCCAGAAAGCGAATAGAAGCCGAATTCTTCACGCCGTTTATGATCCCCTGATTTTGTGTGTGGATCAACTGCATTGTGGGGCGCAAGGCCGCGTTCGTTTCTCCAAAAAAATCATCGGAATATTGAAATTGCGTCAGCACGCCCACGCGGTCAAACTCGATCGCCGCCCGCTGTCCGTTTGAAAACGTATAGCGCAAGTACGGCACGCCGCCCACGTCTAACACTTCGCAATTCTGCGGCAATAGGGGATAATACCCCACAAGGCCGCCGAATTCGTCTTCTATTGGCACAATGAAGGCGGTGTTGTTCACCGCAAGGATCGTCGCCACGCGGTAAATAAACTTCGTTGTGTCCTGAAACGGGTTAGGCTTAAACTGCAACGTGCGTTCAAGGTGCTTCTTCGCGCTCCCCGATATTTCCGGCTTCAATTTACTGCAAAAGGACGCGAACGAATGAATAGCCGCCCGCGTGATCTCCATTTCGTAGACGCTTTCCGGCGCGTTCGTGAAAACGGGCGTGTACCCGTTCAGCATTTTGAAATAGCCTGTTGGCACAAGATCGCTTTTCGGCCTCCGGAAAATAGTTTCAAACACTCCCATTTGACAAATCACCCCGCATTTTTTAGCATTATGCCGATTTCGTTATAGTATTTCTGCCGGACGGTCATTGCGTCGATCACCGACACAAAGCCGTCAATGCGCGCCCGCTGTTCGATTTTAACCGGACGGAATTTCCGCGTTTCCATGTTGTGCTTTAAGGCCACATTCAGGAAATGCGCCTTTAGCAAGCTGTTATCCGCGATCTTGAAATTGCCATCAAGCAAAATCCCTTCAAATTCGCGGATCACGCCCGCAAGGTTTTCACCCTGAAAAACATCGTCCATGTGGAAGCCATAGGCGCGCATATCGTCAACAAGGTATTGCGCGCTGTATCGGTCATAGCCCACTTTAAGCACGTATATTTCGTATTTTTCTTTCAGCATGACGAACCAATTATACACGTCCTTATAGTCAACGTAATTTTCGCCGGAAAGCGTTATAATACCCTTCTGCACAAAAAGGGCATACGGCACGCCGTCGATTGCCGTTGCCCGCTCGACGCGGTTTGCGGGCATGAAGAACTGTGTAAACGCATACAGCTTCCCGCCCCGCTCCACGATCACCGTTGCCGCCGTCAAGTCCGTTGTTTGCGAAAGGTCAATGCCACCCACGGCATAGGTTTTCCGGAAGTCTGCAAGCGTGATTTCTGCCGCCGAACCTTCTACAACGTGCGCGTCAAGCCATGCAATAGAAGAATTCTGCTTGATGTTGCAATACTTCGTCAGGAATTCGGCCTTTTTGCTTGCGGACATTTCCGCAACCGCTATTTCCTCGCGGAAGAAGTCTTCCGACACGGAAACGCCCATATTCGGGTTTGCCTTTTTCAGCTCTTCAATATCGTTCCAGCGTTCCACATCGTCGATCATGTATAGGAACGGCAAAAGGCGGCGTTCCTTGCTGTTGCCCTTCAAGAAGGCCGTGGATCGCTTCATCAATTCATCAAAAATCCCGTCGTTTTCATATCCCGCCGTGCTGATTGACAGGATCAACGGTTGCCGCCGCGCGCCAAGCGCGGATTTCATAACTTCGTATTGCTTCAACCCGCCGTCGCCGCGCCAGCTTGCCACTTCGTCATTGACAACCAAATGCGGGTTAAAGCCGTCTGATTTCTTCGCGTTGAAGGCCAGCGGCTTTATAACCGTGTTTGCCTCTTCAATGTAAATATCGGAACGCCGCTTTTTGGATAGCTCCGAAAGCTCCGGTTCCTTTTTTATCATCTGAAAGAAGTTATCATAGACAATGTTTGCTTGTTCCAGCTTCGGCGCAAGGCAATATATTTTCGCTCCATATTCGCCGTCTAAATAGGCCATGTACGCGATCACCGCCGAAGCAAAAAGCGTCTTGCCGTTCTTCCGGCCTATGACAATGAAGACTTCGCGGAACACGCGCAAGCCGTCCGCGTCCACGATCCCGAAGATCACGGAAACACAAGCCTTTTGCCACACTTCCAGCTTCAAAAGATCGTCCCGGCCTTCGCAATGGTGACAAAAATTCTCTATGAAGCGAATTGCCTTGTTTGCCTTCTTCGCGTTGAAGAAATATTCCCCTCGTTCAAGCCCTGCAATGACAATTTCATAAATCAGCCGAACCCACTTGCCAACCGTATATTTTCCCGTCTGAATGCCCGAAAAATATTCGTAAATGTAGTTTGCAAACGGCATTTATTCGTCCCGTAACGCCTGCAAACGGCTTTCCTTTTTCTTTTCAGGCGGCACAAGATCGGTTAGCTGTTTTATGATCGAAGCATGATTTTTCGTCATTGCAATATGGGTTTTTACTGCGTCGCTCTGCTTCGTCCCCTTCTGATTTTCGCCGTTCTGGTATTCGACGGTGTAGCCTTCGGCGTTGATAATTTCTTGTAGCTCTTCCAGCGAAACGGCCATAAACGCGGCGTTTTTTATCAGGCTTTCCACGGTCTGCAACTTGTTTTTATCCAAGTCACGGAAAACCCTTTTAAGCCGCGCGATCTCCCGCTTGATCCGCTGATCCTTCGTCAAGTCCTTCTTTGCCGCCATAAAAAACGCCCCCTTTCTTCCGTCCTCCACTACACCCCCCACCGCGTACACCCGTTATGCGCGCGCCTGCGGAGTTTTTTTATTCTCCCGCCCTCGGTGTTTCCCCCTCCCTAATTCTGCGGCGAATGGGGGGGATATACAAGATTGCCGTTTGCGTCGAAGGCGTACCGCTTCGGCCTGCCGCTTCTGTGGTGTTCCTTGTTGTGGCAATCTTGACAAAGGGCCTCTAAGTTATCCCATGAAAGCGCAACCCGCGGATCGTCGATATTCTGCCGCGTTAAATATTTCTTGTGGTGTGCTATCTTTGCCACGATCGGATTGTCAGGCGTTGAACAACGTTCGCAAAGATAACCCTTTGACTGCAAGAACCCTTC